AACTCATTGAGCTACACGCTTTCCATTTGATATTGTATTCTTATTTCTCTATGTGCTTATTTCACTCTTTCATAATCTTTAACTTTAATGGTTGTACAATGATTAATTACTATTATTATCCTTTATTCTTTTGTTCACTTGGTAACAGATAATCTGCATCTATATATTTTCTAATAAACGCCTTTATCTCTTGCTCGTTTAATGAGCGGTCAAAGAGGTAGGCAGAATAGAAAACAAAACGCCCTGATTCAGAAAAACCGTTTGTCGGTCTTCCGTTTATAGAGAATGGAGCAGACCTCCATCCACTGGAATATATCGCCTTCTGTGTATTAGAATTATATATGTATATATTTTTGTCAAAACTTGCAATCTTTATATCTACTTCTTCATCGGATGAACTATTATATAATCTGAAAGCTCTGCTCACAAAGTCACCTACATTACCAAAGTAACAATAAAAACCTTCTGTGTCGGTTTTTTGGCATTTCATTATTACTGTACCAATCTCTATATCTCCAAAATCGACGGCACTATTGTAATCATCCGTTCCGTCATAAACGAGGCCATCAGGATATATAGGGGAAAGTTCAATGTTTACATTACATGAAGTGTTAGAACCCTGACCGTAAAACTCCATACGTACATATGCCGCATTTGACAAGTCAATAGTCCATTCCCCATCATATTGAGTCTGCGAACCACTTCTTGCTACCCCTTCTTCATCATAAGTGGTCACTTGCAAAGCGAGAAAATTTGCTGATTCTAACGCTTCTCTTAATCCTGTAACCTTATATTTAAAAGTCTTACTTAACACTGGCGTTTTACTGAAAACAACTAATCCGCCACGGATACTTGTAAAACTATATTTACCATTACCGTTGCCATAAAATCCGCCATATCCGCTCATACCGCTAAACGCAAAATTGCTCAGAGTAATGTCATGCCCATTACCCGTCAAATCACGCAATACGTTTCTATCAGCATCGTCATTGCTCTTTCCTGCTGCCGACCATGCTGCAATAAGTCCTGGATAATCTTCAAGACTTGGTATCGGCGTCGGCTGCGACATCATCAGTCTTCGTCTGAAACTGCTCATATCAGAATCCTCCCATTACTGCAAGATTGTTAAGAATGCTGACCTGATATGTCTTGTTCGGTTCTATTGTAGGCATTGAGCCATTTAACCACTTTACAGTTTCAGGCAATGTTAGCACCGTAGCAGTATCTCCGCTATTGAACTCAAACATATATTCGTTGTACGCACCATCCTCACCCGCTGCAAGTGTTATATTTAATGCGGTTACTTCACCGAACGTATATAATTTGTTAGGCGATATTTCCTTTGTTGTCTCCGTACTACTTTCAACCGTTATTTTCTTCTGCAATGAAGAAAGTGGGGTTGTGCCTCCACCGCCAAGCATAACGTCATCATCGGTTTTTCCCTCATACTGAAAAGTCTTGCTCCATTTAGCGGGAGTGGTAGGGGTTTCGGGATATAGCGTTAATTTCAAAACATCAGAACGAAAGACGTTACTACTACCGCTTGGACCAGTCCAGTTATCATGTCTGACTACGAATTTAAAAACTCCACCCCTGCTATAATCCTCAGTACTACCACCAAAATCAATATATCTGGTCCAATAATCAGTAACGTGTTGTAATAAACTACTCCAACCGACAATACCAAAAGTTAGATTAGTGGGATTTGTCGTACTTTGCGGATAATATTTTGTATATGTGTCCTCAAATATTGCTGATAAAAATGGATCATATTTACAAAAAATTGTGTGATACTCCCTAAAACCATCATCACCAGAGACTGTTGTATTTTCTTTTTGTAAAAAACAATGATTACCTTGGTGCCAGAACAATCTGGGATCATTGAAAACTTTGGGAAAATCTTCATAATTCTCAATAAGGTCAGCCGAAGCTACTAATCCCGTTAAAACATTACGGACTTTTTTGTTTTGTTCGCCGTCACTTACAACTACATAATCATCAATTGAGGTCAAATATTTTTCCTCAAGCTCGCTAATTTTTTTGCCTTTAACAGACGAATCTTCCAGCAACAGCATTCCATCTTTTTTGCTAAGGTCTATTTCTTCTCTGCTATAATAATTTTCTTCAATTTCCTGCTTGTTATAATAATTAGCATTCGGCGTAAGACTTTCCAGCCATTCTTCCTCTGTGCCCTCAAAGCCATGTAGCACAGCTATCTCGTATGCAGACAGCCCATTGCCTGGAACAGATATGTCCAAACTTAGATTTATCGTTTGATTTCCTGTCAATACATGCTCTTCATCACAACTGCGAGATACCAATTCAAAAGCGTTACATGCATCCACCGTATTTCTATTACCATCGCCATAATCTTCAATGACCGTAACGGTATATATTCCTATCATCTCCTGTTCTGAACCAAGCCAAGCGACGATTATTTCTTCGCCAATAATAGTAGGTTCAGCTATTATTTTTTTATACGCAGAGCGAAGCATAACCGTCAATTTTTTGCCATCCAAGCTCTCACTCTCTCCGTTACGTGTCAGACGCATACGAATCACGATATCATTACCTATTCTTATTTTCATAATTATCCAAAACTTTCAATGTTTGCCAGATTATTAATTATAGTAACTCGATAGACCTTGTTAGCCTCAATAGTATATGGAGTTGTTTTTATATAAGTGGGGAATCCAATTTTAGTCGCCGTTGCGCCGCTTGTAAATTCCGCCATATATACATTAACAACGTATTCTCCATCTCCCCATAATGTAAGAGGCTCATTTGGAACGGTTACAAGAATCTGTGATATCTCGCCCCATCTGTGGTATTCAAATGCATTTATCGCAATGCTTGTATCAGCAGATGTTCCATGGTTGACATACTTCAACGGACGCAATACGTCTAATTTTCTCTTGTCTTCAACGTTCAGAAGACCAATTGTGTTGCCAGTTGTACCACCAATTTTATAAGTTTTACCAATTGGAGTATATTCATTTGGCGATGCTCCATCGCCATTTAATTCAACTCCGCTGATTTCTATCTCAAGATAATTTTCTGTTTCATTTATTTCCACTTCGGAAATAACCTTATCGGGCATGGAATCTAATTGCTTGAAACTTTCTACGCTCATTATACCCGGTACGGCCGTCCCTTGCACAATTGTTCCAGCCATAGGTATAAGCAATTTACTCTCATCAGAGTCTTCTTGCAACTCATATTTAGAAGTTTCATTGTTGAAATTATATGTAGCATTTGTAAAATAAACGCCTTCGCCATTTACAATTTCATCGCATTGAAGAAATGTTAACGCCTGCGGAAGAGAATTTAATTTTTTCTTGTCATTGTTTGACAATAAGCCTGATGTCTCTTCAGTTGCTATAGATATATCTTCAACGTTTTTTGTCCATGCCGTCCATCCTGTACCGTTATATTGTCTCTCATAAGTATTAATGGTGAGCGACTGATCCATTATATGAGTTTCATCATTCCATTGTATTGAGCCTTGAACAGTCTGTGTGAATATTCCTGTAGCCCAAGCTTGAACCCAGTTATTTACGTCAATATTGCGGCCATTTAACAGAAAACGAAAATTACCAATTTTTGTGTTATCCTGACCCACTGAATGAAGTTTGTCAAGCTCTGTTTGTGCTTCTGCCCATGTCTCGAAATTACCTAAATATGTAAAAGCATTACGGATATTGTTGGTGACAGTTACCTTGTCACCTTCAATCAATTTTTTCAACATATCCGGCGTGTCTGCTGTTCCTGCATCCAGCCGTCCGACGAGTATCCAACCCGGATTCTGGAAAGCATATATTTCTCCGCTGTTCTCTGCATCTGGAGTTTCAGCGTTGAAAATTGTCACGAGCTGCCCATACTTCAGTGGCACACCAGTCGAAGAAACTGGCGACTCATCACTATTCATCTCACTTACAGAGGTATATACTTTTTTTATGCCCAATGAAGAGGCAGCTCTCTCCATGTTTGCGATGTATGCAAGTGTATCTGCATGCAATCCACCGACTTCTTCCGGAGAGATACTGTCTGTTGCCGTTTTTTTGCGCAGCACATCGGCGCGCTGCTGTAGATCATATATCTGTGTCATATTATTGCTTATTTTGGCAGTTCAAAAATTATTTTAACAGGTACATCCGAAGGATTGTTAAGATCATCCGCCGGCAGAGATATATTTGCACGAACCATTCCCTCGTATCCCTCAATTTCAAATGAACTGACGCCATTTTCCGACGGAACATAAGCAGTCACAGGACTGCGGAAGGACTGCAAGAAAGATTCTGATGTATAGAATAAATCCATGCTACCGCTGACCTGCGCTACGCTACTACTCTGAATATTCACATAGATTCTTCGACATACGTCAAGATCCTGATATCGGACTATTCCTGAATATCCGTTTTTAAAGTTTACTGAAAGATTCTGCCAGGCAGCGTCTCTTATCTCCAAAAAGTCACGTATAAGCTCATTCAGTGTTTTCAAATCGTAAAGGTTGTAATATTCCTTTGCGCCACTGTTGTCAAGTGTAGGCGTTACAGTTGTTATTACATTACAGTTACGAGTCTGCCCATCCTGGAATACACGTGCTCCGGCTTCCGTTCTTTTGACAATGAGATAAATCGGTGTCTCCCAATCACCTATAGTTAATTGCGTGTCGTCCCAACTCATTGCGACACCATCTACTACAAGTGTTCCAGCCTTCAATATGAATGTCGTTGTCAAATCAGTTTCAGAAACTGATATAGTCTCCACTTGCGGCTTTTTCATCAGAAAAGCTTTTTGGCCATAGCCGAGAACTGACATTAATTGCGATGATGTCTCTTGCTGATTATCCTGCAATGTCTTCAGATCATCAAGAAAAACAGGCTGTCCGCCTTCATTAAATTTAAGCGTATTCATAATCGTATAATTCTATGCTGTAAGTTTTCCCAGCGGGTTTGTAAAAATTCAACCAAGTTATAATTGTCCGTAGATTCTCACCGTTATATTCATCTTCCTCCTCGTCCAGTGATGTGCACAAAAAAGTTGGTATATAAACAGTGAAGCTGGCTTTGTAATCAGCCTCACCCTGAAAGCGGAAGTATAACGGCTGCTCTTCGTTTTCGAGCACCATGTATATATTCTCTTTCTGCTCGCTCTCATAATGCCAGTACATTATGCCATCCGACTCGTTGCTAATGATGTATATTTCTCTGTTTTTCAAGAAAAAGACATCGTTAAGAGCCTTTTCGATATATTGTACGCCAGCTGTAATGTTCAGCTTTTTATTGACAATTTCTCTATGGCTGAGAAAGTTGTTGTAGATATATCGCAACGGCAATGTTAATACGTCCAAAAACACTATCAGTATCTTGCAACGTAATATCGGCGGCACTAATTGCACCGCAAATTTGAATATGTCAAATTGATACCACATAACTTATGGAGTTTCGCAAACCGGAGCTGATAAAGCATCCTCCGGCAGCTGTATAATTATTACCGTTTATCGTACTGTAATTCTGATCGTCAGCCGTCTTGTACTGACACTCACCAAGAAGCACATCGTTAACACCTTCCACGCTCTGTATGGCATCTACCAGTTTAGTTTTGTTGAACGTACCACCATACACAATGTTATTCAGATAGTTGTCTATCGCAGTTTCTATAGGTCGTGTACCGTCACTTATTTTAACACCGTTTCTGTCTATGACCAGAGGATCAACCGTCACACTCGCATTGATTATAAGACTATCTGCCTCACGCGAATATATGTTAAGAACTACGCCTGCTATTTTAACGCGGTTCATATAGTTTTCAAACGCTGATAAAATATCAGTTGAAAGAGCCACCGGACGCCCGTTATTATCACCAGCAACAAGTATTTCTACCGACGTTCCACGGTCGCGTACAGCTGCATATTTTACAACTTTTTTCGACTCGTCATCATTCGCATACACATATTGCTGCGTTTCTTCGTCAAACACCAAGGCATCGCCATATTGAAATTCTGTTGCCATTTTCCAATACCACGGCACACTTGCCACAACAGCGCTGCTGATTTTATCATCAACATCTTTGCTGTATTTTTCGAATATGACTTCCATAAAATGGCAGCAGGCTGCCACAATGTAGAACAGTATATTTTCCAAACTCACCTTTGAAAAGGCACTGTTAAATGTGTCTTCAGATGACAGCTTGTATTTTTCGCGTACGGTTTGGTCAGCCATAAATGCATCCGTCATTGTCTTTTTTATCTCCGAGATAGTACGTGCCATATCATTTGAATTGCTTTGTGAATTGTTCTGAAAAAATACTAAGTCTCACACCCGACAGATCTCTGGCAGTAGCCGGCGACACATTGTTTACATTGCAATATTCCTGCATCACGCGGTCATACACTTTATCCGGCAACTGTAACACAGTACCTGCATCAGGAACTGCCGTCATTGCCATTCCATTTATCATTGCAATGTCTGCAAGAGCATCTAATGAGCCAAATTCCTGTATGGCAATATCTGCCAGTGTCTGACCATCTTTTACAACAGTATCCATATTTAAGATTTTTTTCTTCCTATGTAAATCATAAGACAGCAAATAAAACCGACAACAAAAACGACAGCAAATTCCTTCCAATCTCTTTTTTTTGTTTGTTCAACAACACGGTTACTGTCAGACTGTTGTGTATTCTTTATACTTGTCTTATTATATCTGACAGCAGAACTTGTCGAATCTCTACGAATATTAACATTGTTGTCTCTATCACTCGATATATAATGTTCGCTCTTAACTATGCGCCCTGTCGTATCAACTACCAATACAGTCGAATCCTTAATTCGTACAGTTGTAGTCACTATTTCTTTTTTTGCGACTAACATCGAATCATATACAATCAGCGTGTCTCTGATTACAAGAGTGTCACTCACACGACTGTCACTTGTCACTTGCGTTGTTCGGCAGCCACACATCAGCATTGAGATTGCCGCAACTGTTAATATCGTTAATATGATATTTTTCATGTCTATTACTTTATGTCCTGATATTCAGTTTTTGCATCGAAACACGGGCAGTCCTTAATGCGCTCCCATGGATCGACAACTCCGTTTTTATTTCTGTCAGGACTTATATCGCGATGTCCCAGTATAATAGCCTGAGGATATCTTTTTTTGAGCTCCGACAAAATCTTTCTCAGCGATTCTTTTTGCGCTTCTGTCCTGTTATCTGTAGATTTTCCACGACTGTCAATTCCGCCTGTATATGCTACATTAACAGACGTGGAGTTATATCCTTTCACGCCATTGCTCACCTGCTCCTCACTCAGCATCTGCTCTATACTGCCGTCAGCAAGTACAACATAGTGATAGCCTGGATTCTTCCAGCCTTTATCCTTGAACTCTTTTTTCAGATCGGCGACTGTTTGCTTTTGATTCCCGGCAGTGCAGTGTACAAATATTCTTTCAATATTTCTCATGACTACTTCTCCTTATCAGTATGTTCTTTAAATAATATATCTGCGACAAGACGTGCTATATCGTCCTTATTCTCAATTATGACAGACATTGTCTTCTGAGCTTTCTGAATTTCAGCTTTCTCCCAACTTTTTTCACGCACGCTCTTAAACTCGCAATATATGCAATATACTGCCCAAAGCATCGAAAACGCAGGAAACGGCATCACGACACAACTTATAAGATCTATACCAACCAAGACCATATATGGCGTGAAGTACCTTGTTGCCTTTGTCGCAGTCTTCTTAAGACCGCATGAGGTTCTCGCCACACCATTCTTTTTTGCCTTGTAAAGCCCTGTAAAAAAATCCACTATCATCGCCAAAAGTAATGCTGCGACACTGAGCGCAATTAACACAATGTGTATGTACACGTGGTCGTGTACAAATTTTTCTAAGATGTCTATCATACCTATATTCATATCTTGTTAGTAATTAGCGTCAATAGTTATACTGTCATTACCTATCTCAATGGAATTGACCGATTGTCCATCCATCTCCAGCTGCTCTCTTATCTCAGTTCTCCAGTATAGAGGATCACTGTCCAGCAACATGTCTTCTATACCGCAGCCTAAACTTGGATTTTCCTTCTGCTCGCCCTTGTGTATTCGCAGTATGAGCGCCTGGTTCTGGGCTGTTATGTCGCCTACCACCAAGCCCTGCACTATCTTTCCATCGCCGTCCTTAACAACGTCTATATCGGGCTCGTAATCTATAAGTTGTATTCCATTCATTGTGTCAGTGATTTATTTTTTTGTCTTCATAGTCATCCTTGCTAAAGCTCCGCGCACTCTTCAGCGGTACACCAGTTGTACCTTGCGACGAGCTGTGTGTGTGAGTGTTGAAGGCCGTCACCAGCTCATTTATCTTCGCAGTCAGCTGATCGATGTTTACCAGCCCGCCAAGTCTCCCGCCATTGATGGTGATGCTCTCCACTATGTCCACGTGCAACACCACCATCTCAGACATGTCTCCCGTAAGGCTGCCTACAATTACGGCACTGCCTTTTTTCGGAACAACAAGAATCTTATCGCTGTCCTCTGTCTCCGATGCTTTCAATCGCACACCTGGCACGACAATATTGCCGATTCTGACGTCACAAGTCACACCCTGCACATTCTCTACAATGCCTTGTGTAAGATAGACGCCTGGGCGTCCATCTCCGTTCAGTCTTTTTAACCGTTCTGCCAGCTCTCTGTATTTGTCCATTAGCTTATTCCATCAGCTTATTCTGAATCCAAGTTCTATATTACGCTTTCCGCCTTCTTTGCTGAAGGTTGTAGTCACGCTGTTAACGAAGTATGTGCCGTCTTTTTGTGGATAATCTCTGTCATGTATCACAGCTGTGTCGCCTGGACGACATTCCGGAATCAGCCAGGTCGTGATGCTGCCGTCGTAGCCGTTGAATGATCGTCTCTTCAGTTCTGCCTCTCCTCGCTGTCTCATTACATCAGAGTCAGAACTCGGGCTTTTCACCTCTACCTTGTCACCGCCTGTACTTCCGACTTCTATCTCTTTCACCGTGCCGTCAGGCATAAGAGCTTTCACTACAATGAGAAACTTGTCATCTTCCGTGGTCCTGTAAGTCAGATCATTTTCTTCCACATTCAGCGAAAAGTCATATATCCGTTCTGTACCTACTACTTCGCCAGGTGGATGCAAATGCAGCACACCGTCTCTCACATATATGTCTGCACCGCATTCTTCCTGTATTTTTTTCAGCACATCATAACCTGTCGCATTGTTTATCACAAATTTCGAATATGTCCAGTCGTATGAGCAGTTTATACTGTCACCAGTGCCGGTTTCTTCGACTACTTTTTTCAGTATATCCGCGAGCTTCGCCTTTTTCAGCACTTCGTTCCTTATGCCCTTGCGATATCTGAACAAATCATCCTCGCATACAAGTTTCAGCGTACCATTATCTGTCGTTACCTTTTGCAACCATCCGCGGAACTCTTCCACAAGTCCGGTCTCCTTATAACCAAACTTTATTACCACTGCGTCGCCGCGTTTTATCTTGTCTTCCACCTCAAGAGCTACATTATACTCCATGGCCGGCAGCCGTATCTCTGCCGTGTCAGCAAGCAGTTCCACGCTCTTGTGTATCTCAACTGCGTCGAGCATGCCTATCCTGTAGTCACCGACTGTTACGTCATACGCCATTGTGTACATAGCTTATATATTTAGATCGTCACGGCTCAGCAACAATTTATATATGTCGTCGCTATAACCGCTCAGTGTGTAATTCTGATTTTCGTTTCCGCTTGTAAATGGAATGTCCCATTTTTCAATCACCATGTGCGATATTCCGAATATCTCCAACAGTGGGTTGAGGATAAATACACGCCCTGCCTCACAGAACTTACGCAGCTTTGCCACATCAGCTGTAGGATAGTTCCCATCACTGCCCATCAGTATTCCTTCTATCGTCACAGAATAGTCGTCTTCTGTCCATCGCTCTTTTATCGACCCTTTTACTCGGCCTTTATTCACACGCCGACGGGTTATAATGTTCTGCCCTGTAACACTCACCATCGGCTCTATTGGCAGCAGCCATTCCTCGGCATCCGGCTCTTCAAGTTTCAGCCGCACAGGCATCTGCATCGGCACACCGAGAGCGTTTGTCCTCACCACATCTGCCAGCTGCTCGTCACTCAGTCTTTTTATCTCCGCATATTCCGCGGAATCAACTTCCGACAGCTCGCCATTCCGAAACAACCAATATGGCGGCACCTTGCCACCGATGGTCCTCAGTGCCACATTTTCCAATATAAATCTTGTTGCAGTATTCATCGCTCTGTACTTGTTGCTATTGCCAGTGCACGGTTCATCGTCTGTACTATTGTCTGTTCCAGCTCCGCCGTGTCTGTTTTATCGTTCATATATACGTTTATCGAATCGAAAAACTTGGAAATATTCATTGTTATGGCCGTACTTCGTGTTCCGCCGGTCGCCATTGCTTCTGCCGATCTGCCGCCGCCACGTCTTCCGTTCTTGCCATTTTCGCTGCTCTTTCCGAATACTACATCCTGCGTACTTCCTTTCAGCCCAGGCGTCGATATCGCAGACTTTTTTGCAGTACTGTTACCTTTGCTTTCCTGTGCATATATCCTGTCATACGTGCCGCGCACACCGCGCATTAAGTTTGCGGTGTCAGAAATAAAGTTTCTATTTGAACCTGCACCGGATAACGCCTGGAATCCTTGTTTTGCCGCTGTCGCTGCCTGTTGCCATTCGCCCTTGAACAGATATTTGAGCGCCTCGCCAATCTTACCGATTCCGCCCAACAGTTCGTTGAATCTGTCTATCAGATACGTCTTGATTATATTGCCAAAACCTTTAATTGTGTCCCAGGCAGTCAGAAGAAAGGCTCTGAATCCGGCAAACTTGTTCCAGCAATATATCACCGATCCTGCAAGTACACCGATGACTGCCACTACCACGCCTATGGGATTAGCGTGCATCGCAATGTTCAGCAGCCATTGTGCGGCCGTCCACGCTTTTGTCGCCACCGTTATGGCAGTCTGTACGCCATGATATACAAGTAGGGCTGTGGTATATGCCTTTGTCACTGTCCATGCCGTGCCGACGACAGCAGCAATGTACAGCAATTCTGTCCTAAACTTAACAATAATGCGGATGCCGGTTGCAAAGACTCCGAAGACAGTCTGAAGACCGCTGAATATTGTCGGCAGAGCATTATTCAGAGAGTCCAGCAAGTCAGATAGCGGCGAGCGAATCTGGTCGAACATTGTTATGGCACTTTCGCGCAAATTGTCCATTAAAGTGCTGAACTTGCCACCGACAGTCTGCGACTGCCTTTCCATCATGCCGTTGAACTTGCCGCCTTCACCGGTTGCATGAGCTATTGCCGCAGCAACATTCTCGTAGGTTATCTGTCCCTTCGACATCATCTCCTGCAATTCGGCGTATGTCTTGCCGGTCATCCGTGCAAGTTCCTGCAACGGGTTAAAACCGGCATTAATGAATTGCAGAAGGTCCTGTCCTTGAATTTTCCCGGCAGCAGCCACCTGTCCCATAACCAGCGAAAGGCTTGACAGTCGCTCTGCGTTTCCTCCGGATATGTCGCCAAGCTGTGTCAACAGCGGCAGCACCTTGTCTGTCGCAACACCAAAGTTAAGCATCAGCTGGGCGTTCTTCACAAGATCCATCTTACCGAACGGTGTTGCCGCGGCAATCTTGGTTATCTCATTAAGCATTTGCGCAGCCTTTGTCTCGTTGCCGACAAGCAAGGAGAACGCTACATTTGTCTGCTCAGCTTCTGAACCTAACTTGGTTATCGCGCCGATACCTGCTGCCATCAAGGTGTAAGGATTCGTAAGGAAGTCCATGCCGGGAAGTGACATAAAGGTATCTCTGAGGTTTGACACTGAGAATGCTTTTCTCAGTTTTGCGCTGACAGTTCCCGCGCGGCGGGATATCTCATCCAGCCGCTGGGAAGTCTGTCTGGCGACAGCTACAACATTGCCGCCGTCAGCCTGCAATCTAATCAAAAACTTCAAAACACTATCCATTCGTTTTTCTTTCCAACTTCCTTATCTCAGTAAGATATCTTATTGTCCATGCCCATTTTTCATCCGGCAAAATCTCAGGATCCACATTCAGATAATATCGAAGAAGCGTGTCAAAAAAAAGAATGTCACCCTTTCCTGTGAAGTCGTCTATGCCGGCATCCGTTACAATTTTTTTATTTCAGCTTCCTTCACCTTGAGCACTTCTTCCAACTTGTTGCACAATGCCATGAAGAGGCTGTCGTCTGTTTTCATCTCTTCATCACCTGCCACCCAAAGCTGGTTTACAAGCACTTCGTTCATTTTCATCGGATCCTTTACCACGCTTGCGTAGCTCAGGTCCTGACGTCCTGGACTTCGGAGCACACAACCTTTGTCTCCGACTGTAATCTGGAAAAGATCTTTTCCCGGATATTTCTCTTTATACTGTTTTATCAGTTTTTCGTTCAGTTGCATATCTTATACTTTTTTCTGGTCCGTATAAATGAAGGGCAGCGTTTTTTCCTGATACTTGTCGCCCTGTTTCCACTCTGTATTGTCCTCAGTTATCTCCACGTTAACAAGCATATCCGACACTATCGTGTCGCCATTGCTTGCATTACCGTAGCATGCTACGATGTTAAACGCACCGTCGAGCACATCACCGCCCATTGCGGTTCTCAATGCCTCATATTCGCTCTGTAGCAATGTAAGTTCGCCGCTGTAGTCCTTGTTGCCATGCTGTATGCCGTGAGGCTTGTTACCCTTGGCGTAGAGCAGTTCCTTTTCCTGCTTGCTGCCGTACTTTATTCCGCGCAGTCCTGTGACCACACGTCCTGCAACAACGACGTTAACGTCGCTCCATTCATATTCTCTTGTGTTAACCATGATCACCTCCTTGTTATGATGTCTGCACTTCAAATCCAAGACTTACATCAATGTATCTCGCATAGCCGAATGGACGTACCTTCACTGTCACCTCAACCTTTGAGGTCGCCAGCACGTTCTGTGTCTCGTCAATGTAACACACAGCACCCTCGCCGTCATCTCCGGCACTGAGTTCTCCGGCAGCTGTCATATTGGCGTTCAATTTGTCTTCAACTGTCTGTTGCCAGCTTTTCACAACGCCCGTCTGAAGCGTACCGTCTTCATTCACTTCCAGCTCGTCCAGCATCATGTCCAGCAGAGTGTCGTATATTATGCGATATGCCTTGTCTATCACACGTCTGTTGGCAAGATGTGCGTAGTCGTCAGTCTCCTCACATGCAAGACGGTCGTCCGTGAAGAAATATCCGCTTCTGCCGGTGTACTTGCGCGGCGTGATATAACCTTTTTCGTAAAGTTCTTCTATCACACTCATACCGGTTTCCACCTTTGCGGCACCTATATACATCTCTGTCGCAGGCAGTGCGCCGTCACGCACACGTCCTATGTTTCTCTGAACCGGAATACTCGCCAGGCGTCCTGCAAGCAAACCTACACATGCACCTTCTGAGTCTGACGTTGTGTCGCCTATGAGCACTCCGACACGGTTGTCTGTCATCTCGCTGAGGTCGGTGAAACTTTCAGAATCGCTGTAACCGCGTCCTTCCAGCACAACGAATATAGGCGCATACATCTCGTCTGTTGACCATTCTGCCAGCTCCTGAGCCTTTGGCAAGGCTGTAAACACATCTTCGTCCAGTCCGTTGTCGCTCGATGTGCCGGCCTTGCCGTCCAATGCCACAAACAGTCCTCTGAGCTTTCCGCCCTCAGCTTCCAGCAGCTTTCGCGCACTTCCTGTCGTCTTGTCGAGCAGTGCAGTCATTGCAGTGCTCTTGTCAACGCCCCAGACAATCACTTCCGTGCCTTCTTCTGCAATGCTGTAGAAGTCGCTGACATGCTTGTACAGCCGCGGGTTGTTTTCGGCCGTCACACCCAGTGCGTCCAGATCGGCAGGCCGTCTTATGCTGTATGCCTTTTCCAGCGCAAAGGTCGAGCTGACGACAGTGGCGCCGCACACGAGGGCAAACAGCCCGTCAGGACTGTCGCCCACTGTGCCCAGCTGGCCGTTTAAGTATGAAATTTTTATTTTAGGTATCATTTTCCCTCCTTCCTTTAAGCTGAAGCAGCCTCTGCCAGGAGATACACTCCCTTCTTGTCATAACGGCGTACAGCTCCACCGGTGCGCAACAGGAATGAATATATGTCGCCGTAGTACTGTGGGTTATCAGTTGAGTCGAACATGTGTACTTCTCCGAGTGCGCGGCTCACGCTCTGCTCCTGCCATGCCAGTGCTGCGGCAAGCTCTCCGGCGTCGCCAGCTGCGTTCCAACTGATTATTGCCTTCGATGATGCGTCGATGCGCAGAACTGTACTGCGTTTCATGATGTCAAAGCCATACAAGTTTCCAATCACGCCACGCTGTACGTCTGCCAAATTCCAGAACATTAATTTATCGCTCTCCGACAAATCTTCTAAGAGGTCTGCGTACATGCACGCATCCAGCAACAGATATCTGCCGGCTTCCGGAATATTGTCCTTGTCCATCTGAGTCATGATAGAGAGCACATCAGCCTTGGTTATCTTCTTGCGCTGACCTGTGGCAGTATCCGAGGTATGCGCCTCTCTTGTTCCTGTACCTGTAGTCATCAGCACCGACTTCGTTGTGTCCACTCCGCCACCCCAACGCTCAAGCAGATTCACATGCGCCTTGTCCATGATTATGGCGCGGTCGTTGGCGATGACTGAGTTACGCTTGTCGTACGACAGTTCCACCATCTCAATGTTCGGAATATATACCGGATCTGTTGTCAGCTCATCCATTGTGTACTCCAGATCGTTATCCGTGCGCTTCTTGGCTGTAGCCGGCACAGTTGAGCGGTTAACCTCGACTTTTGACGGCGAACCGGCATTCGGTATATGAACTTTGTGATTATCTACGAAACTTGAATCGTCAACACTTTTCGCTGCGAACGAATTGTCGGCATAGAGATTCTCTACAATCGTGGCCTGCCATATTTCTTTATTTAATGCCATATTCTTTCTCTTTTTTTAGTCCTTGTAATCAACTCCGAAACGCTCTTTGTATTTGTTTTTGAAGAGCTCAATGTTTGTGTCTTTCAGTTCCTTCAGTCTGCCGGCTTTGTCAATCTCATCCCAACTCTTGTTGGCAAGGCTGTCTCCGCCGCCTGTCTTGTCGTCGATGTAGTCCACAGCCCTGCGAGTCGCCGTCGGCTTCATCGAGTTCAGCAATGCTTCTGTTGTCTTGCGGTCCTTGTCCATCAGAGTCTTGAACGACGGCAGCTGCTCCTTGGTTATCTTGCCCTCACTCACAGCTTTGTTCAGAATAGCGTCTATTTCCTTCGACTCTGCCTGTTCAATTCTCTCCTTGTACGCATTGTTTGCCTTTTCCAGCGCATCCACTTTTGTTGCCTTGTTTTCCAGACTGCGCACGAGGTCTATCACTCCCTGCTCGTCGTTCACATCCTTGAACGACGGCAGCATTCTAAGTTTGTCTAATAATGCCATATCTCTTATGTTTGTTTGATTTGTGTTGAGCTTGTTGTAGAAGAACTTGTAAACCTCCTCGTTTGTCTGTCCTTCAGGCGCGTTGCTGTCGGGCATGCTGTATATACCGTCGGCGAGTTTCATATCGACAGCCTCCTGTGCTGTCAGCCAGTGGTCGTTGCCGTCGAAGTATCTGGCCGTGATGTCCTCCGGCTTCATCCCGCAACGGCCGGCTATCATCTTTGCAAGGTCCGACTCAAGATTTTCCATAAGTGCCGCAAGCTCGCGCAGTTCCGTTGCATTGCCGTAACCGCCACCGCTGACTGAGTGTATCATCAGACGTGCGTATGGTGACATGTACAGCGGTTTGCCGCACATAGCGATAATGCCCGCTATACTTGCTGCGATGCCGTCAACATATATGGTTACGTCTGCCTTACATGTGCGGAGAGCTTCATATATTGCAATGCCGCTGAATACATCGCCGCCATTACTGTTTATGCGCACGTCTATCTTCTTGTAGCGCAACTGAAGATCCATCAGTTCCGCCACAACACGGCTGCTGTCAACCTTCTGCCCGTCGCCCACGTCGCCGTACAGAAGAACGGCCACTTCGCCGTCACCTGGTATCGTGTTGAAAAACTTCATTGTTTTGCTGAATTTTCTGCAAATATCTGTATAAAATCCGCGCCGTGCAAATCGTATTCTTATGTTTCGCTTACGGAGTAACATGCTGATATTACGCACGTTACGCATAATTACTTAATTTGATTTATTGCATTATAATTGTGATATTTGCATCAAAAAAAGACATGCCCAGACAAACTATCGACAGAAAGGACATTGCCAAGTCACTGTTCATCAACGGCAACTACACGCAAGAAGAGATAGCCGCGAAGGTGAGCACCACCAGGCAGACCGTCGCACGCTGGATGCGTGAGGGCGGTTGGGAAGAGCTCAAGGCGTCGCTCACCATAACGCCTGACCAGATCATCGCGCAGATACAACGGCAGATCATCGAGATAAACAACCGCATCAACGACCGCGAGCCGGGACATCGCTTTGCCACGCCGGCCGAGGCTGATTCGTTGTCAAAGCTCGCAGGTGCCGTGCGTAAGCTCGAGACCGATATCGGTGTCGCCGACTGCGTGAGCGTAGGCATGCGCTTCCTCTCATGGCTGCGGCCACAGGACATGAACGCAGCACGACAGTTCAACGATTTGTTTGACGCATTTATTAAGGACCAGGCACGACAATGAGCAGCATTACAGACAAACAGGCGTTAGCGGCATGGGAGAATTTCCATAAGGCCATGCAGCGCGGAATAGAGATTGACGACAGTCTCACACGTCAGGAGATTGAGCGTCAGCGCAAGGTGCTCGAGGCAGACCCTATCAAGTGGATTAAGTTCTTCTTCCCCAGCTACGCCAAGTATGAGTTTGCGCCGTTCCATGTGGCTGCCATACGTCGGATATTAGCCAACGATGAGTGGTATGAGGTTCTCTCGTGGTCGCGTGAGCTGGCGAAGTCAACAGTTGCGATGTTCATCATCATGTATCTGGCATTGACTGGGCGTAAACACTTCGTTGCCCTTGCGTCGGCTACCATAGACGCTGCCAAGCGTTTGCTTGCGCCATATAAGGCAGCATTTGAGAACAATGCCCGTATAAAACAATTTTACGGCACTCAACCGGTTCTCGGTCAGTGGACTGACAGCGAGTTCACTTGCAAATGCAGAGCTAAGTTTGTAGCCCTCGGTGCGGGCAACGCGCCCCGTGGTATGCGTAACGAGGCCATACGTCCTGATATCCTTTATATGGATGACTTTGACACTGATGAGGATTGCCGCAACCCTGTGACATTGGACAAGAAGTGGGATTGGTTCGAAAAGGCACTGTACCCGACACGTTCAATCTCTGAACCTACACTTATACTATGGTGCGGCAACATCATTGCGAAGGACTGCTGTATCGTGCGTGCCGGACAGCGTGCAAAGCATTGGGACGTCGTGAACATACGCGACAAAAAAGGCAAGTCAACGTGGCCGCAGAAGAACACAGAGGAGTTCATCGACCGCACTCTGAGCAATGTGTCGGCAAAGGCGCAGCAGGGCGAGTACTTCAACAATCCAATAGCCGAAGGCAAAGTATTCAAGAACCTGCCGTGGGGCAAAGTACCGGCACTCTCAAAATTCCGTTTCCTAATAGGCTACGGCGACCCGGCATATTCAAACAACAAAAACAAAGCTGCAAGCACCAAGGCGCTTGTGCTTATCGGCAAGCTGAAGAACACTTACTACATCATCAAAGCATACGTCGGACGTGTCACCAACGCAGAGTTCATCGGATGGTACTTTGACTGCGACAAAGACGTAAACGCAAAGAGTACGGTGTATTGGTACATGGAAGACAACAAGTTGCAGGATCCGTTCTTCCAACAGGTTTTCAAACCTCTGCTGCGTGAGGAGTGCCAGCACAGAAAGAAAAACATATATGTACGTGCCGACGACCGGAAGAAAGCCGATAAGGCGACACGTATAGAGGCTAATCTCGAACCGATAGACCGCAACTGCCGGTGGGTGTTCAACGAGGCCGAAAAGGACAATCCCATGATGCAGGAGCTTGTCAACCAGTTCAGCCTGTTCGAACTGACGCTGCCTTATCCTGCCGACGGTCCCGACGCAGTGGATGGCGGTATCACCATGCTCGACGTGAAGACCGCCGAGCTCGAACCGGTAGTAACAATGTCTTATAAGGACATAAACGAGGGCAACCCGTGGCGAATGTAACCAAAAACATATATATATGGACAACTTTATCACAGTAGAAGACTACGACGCGAGCATCCATCGCGAGATACTCGACTCGCTGCTGCGCATTAATACAGATAATTACGACCCGCAGATCATCGAGATATGTGAGGACAGAGCCGTCTCGCAGATGAGGTCATACATGAACAAGATTTACGACTGCGACGCCATATTCGCCGCACGTGGCGACGAGCGGCATCCGCTTATACTGATGTTTGCGCTCGACATAGCCATATATCACATATTCTGCCAGCACAACCCATACAAGATGTCCGCCATACGCAAGGAGCGTTACGACCGCGCCATAGAATGGTTGCAGAGCGTGATGTCCGGAGATGTGACAATAGACGGCGCGCCGCTGCTGCCTGATGACGTACTTGCAGACAACAGCCGCTGGCAGATAAGATCGGACGACGTGCGTCCTGTAATGCTTTAATACATAAAGACTATGAACATGAAAGATAAAAGAAGGAACGCCCGTAAGCGAATATTACAGGGCGGATTGGTTGACGTGAGAAACACGCGGCAGCCAGACGTAGTGCTACAGATGCCGGAGATATTCTACTTCGACATGAACGCCTACATCAATTCCGTGAAGTCTGCGCTTAACATTGACTTCACCAACCGTGTACGGCTCTACGACATGTACGAGAGCTCCATGCTCGACCTGCATCTCTCCGGCGTGCTCGACAAACGGTTGCGTGGCGTCACAAAGATACCGATAGAGTTCCGCCGCAACGGTCAGCCAGACGAGGCCATGAACGCGCAGTTGCGTTCGCCCTGGTTCAAGGAGCTGCGCAAGGATCTTATCATGTCCCACTTCTGGGGCTTCACGCTCGTGCAGTTCTATCTCGACGAGGACGGCAACATACGCTACGACCTCATAAACCGCAAGCATTACGACCCCATACACCGCAAGCTGCTGAAATACCAGGGCGCGATAGACGGCATATCCATCGACGAGTTCCCTAACACAATGTTCGTAGGCTCTGAGCGCAAGCTCGGCATATTCGCCGAACTGCTGCCGGCCGTATTATACAAACGCGGCAACATGGCCGACTGGGCGCGCTTTGCCAACATATTCGGCATGCCCATACGCGAATACACCTACGATGCCGGTGACGAGGATGCACGTGCACGACTCTTTGCCGACGCACGGCGCCAGGGCAGCAATGCCGTGTATATACATCCTAAGGACTCCGAGCTGACGCTGAAAGAGGCGTCCAACAAGACAGGATCGTCGGAGCTTTACCGCACGTTCGCCGAATACTGGGACGCAAAGATGTCAATCCGCGTTCTTGGCAACACTCTCACCACCGACGCCAGGGAGAACGGCACGCAGTCCTTAGGCACCGTGCATAAGGAAGAAGAGGACGAGATGAACGCCGACGACTGCGACTTCCTGCTCGACATCCTCAACTATAATATGCGCCCTGTGTTCCAGAACCTTGGCTTCAACGTCGATGGCGGCGAGTTCGTCTATGCCAAGCACGGCAAGATAAACCCGTCGCAACAGATAGACATCGTGCAGAAACTCTCGTCGATGGGCCTGCCTATGGACGACGACTATCTGTATGAGACGTTCTCCGTGCGCAAGCCTGACAACTATGAGGAGCTGAAACTGTTGAAGGAAGCCGAGCGACAGGCCATGCGTGATGCTCTTTCCGCAGACAAAGGGGACGACAAAAAAACTTCTCAAACACCGATAAATAACCGGTTGAGAAGTTTTTTCGGCCTCGCCCCGAAGAGCGGGGCACGCTGATTCCGCTGATAGACAGCATATACTATGGTGACTCAGGTTGCGCCTGCTGCTCGCACGGCCACATTCATAATGCCGCGTCGTTCACCGTCTCAAGCGAGGTGCTCGCCACATTCCTGCGCAAGATATACAATGGTTTCGACACGTCCGACGACTTCGAGCCCACCATGTGGCGCGAGATATTGCGCATCGTGAACGAGGCTACCGTCGAGGGACTGTCGCAGGGAGCCACACCGCCGTCGCCGTCGCTCGAGCAGGATTTCTACCGCTCGCTGCGCCATTCCAACGAGGTGTTCTCTGCGTTCAAGGTGCACAGGATGGGGCGGGAGATGGCGGCATTGCTGACCGACGCCGACGGCAGGCTGAAACCCTTCAGCAAGTGGGTTGAGGATGTGCGCGGCATATCTACGCACTACAACCGCACATGGCTCGAGACTGAATACTCGACAGCCGTCATCCGTGCCCACAATGCCGCCGACTGGCAGCAGTTCGAGCGTGACAAAGACATACTGCCTAACCTCAGATGGATGCCCACCACGTCGCCCGATCCTGAAGGCACACACCGCTCGTTCTGGGAGCAAAAGCTCACTCTGCCTGTTGATGACGAGTTCTGGAACCGCCATCACCCCGGTGACCACTGGAACTGCAAGTGCACGCTCGAGGCCACCGACGAGCCTGCGACACCCGGGCTGAAGGAAAAGCTCGACACCGACAAGCCGGAGCCGGGACTGGAGAACAATCCGGGCAAGGACGGGCGCCTGTTCTCCGACAGCCATTCTTATTTTTCTAAGTCGTGCAGCTCATGCGGATTCTATAAGCCGGACATTAAAGACAGGGTGCTCAAGCTGTTCAACGCAAGAAAGAAAGACTGTTACAACTGTCCGTATATTAATGCCTGCATCATCCGTATTTCCTCTGACGGTTTTAAACTGGAATACAAATCCGGGAATGGCGGCAGACTGTACATACACTCCAACGTTGAAAAGAACAAAAACGACTATAAGGACATGAAACGCGTCTGTCTTCAGTTGGCAAAAATGGGCCATGAAGTCAGAATGACACCACGGCTACATTATAAGTCTGAGGAATACAATAGAATTTATGCCTCACTGAACGGTACAAAATATGAGAGAAAATGTCCTGACTTTTCTGTCGATGGTGTCTTCTACGAGTATGAGGGGTTTGTAAGGCCGTGGAATAAAAAGAAAATCAGAAATATGATTTCGCATGGATTGAAGCAATCTTCGCGTATTGTCATCAAAAATACGAAAGGATGCTCGGACCGTTACATAAGAAAGGCGATTATGGCAAGAATACATTTGCCGGCACAAGAAGTGGACGAGGTATGGATATACGAAAAAGGTAATGTGAGATTGCTCTACAAAGAACGAAAATTCTATTACCACTGAAATAACTACGGGGAAATCTTTACAGATCTCCCCGCGATGCAACGTGCCGCAGCACATGCTGACTCCTTATCGAAGCTGTCGCAAATATAGCAATAATAATTCAACAAACAAACATTATGAACAAAATTATTTCATTTTTTAAACAATCCAACCGCTGGAAACATCTTGCCGGCGGACTGTTCGTCGGAATCTTCGGATTCTCGGTGTATAACGCGCTCTACGCATCGGCTGTGGCCGCAACCTGCCTCGAGCTGAAAGACCACCTGTATGGCAACAAGTTCGACGGGACAGACTGGCTCTGTACCTTTGCCGGTGGTTTTATTGCCGCGCTGTTCTATCAGTTTGTGTTATGACGGCCGAAGAGATACGCCAGCGCATCGTCAAGGTGCAGGAACAGATCGTGCGCGAGGTGAACAACAACCTGCCGCGACGCATAGGCAATGCTGCCGTCAGCATGACAAACCGGAACTTCCGCGATGCCGGATGGCGCGACGGCACGCTGAAGAAATGGCCGACGACTCTGCGCCAGCGGCTCAAAGGCAAGGATTCGCAATATCTGCCGCTACATTCGCGCAGGGAGCATCTGTCGCGTTCTACCAAGTATAAGGTCACGGCTCCGGGCGAAGTCACCGTGAGCAACCCCGTGCCTTATGCCTCGGTGCACAACGACGGTTTCGACGGCACTGTCAGTGTAGGCGCACATCAGCGCACCATCGGCCGCGGCAAAAACAAAGGCAAACGATATTCTGTAAGGGCGTTCAGCCGCAAGATGCACATACCGCAACGCAAGTTTCTCGGCCGCAGCCGTGAGCTTACAGAACGCATAAACACACTTGTCAATGACGCCATAGAACGTATAATGAAGAAATTCTCAAACGCAAAAAATCTGTAATGGAACAAATCATCCGAACCCTCATAGAACTGATACACGCAGCCATGCCGCAGCTTGAGCTCGTGGACGAGGACTACGGCCAGCTCGAAGCCATAGACAAGAACAACGTGGACACATATCCGTTTGTAGCTCCGGCGGTTCTAATAGACACGCCCGAGACATCGTGGACCGACACAACAGACGGCGCGCAGAAGGGAACATGCACCGTGCGTGTGCGTCTCATACTGGATTGCTACGACGACACTCACGCCACGTCCGGCACGCTCGACCGTGTGGCCGGACGCGAACAGATGAGACACGAGCTGCACAAGCTGCTCCAGGGCTTCCGCCCCGACGCCGACGGCGCGCTCGTGCGCACACAGTCAAGATTCTATACAGGGAATCATGGTTTCAAGGTTTACGAGCAGACATACACCACAACTACGTCCGAACAAGTGGCAGACGCTCCGGCTGTCGCTACAGCCAAGCCCGTTGTGCATGTCAGAATGGCCGATATCAGGCGATGATATAGCCCATATCACGCGCTGATATCGGCTTTTTTGGCACGCGACGCAGGCCGTTTCATGTTGCGGAAACCGGCAAACCGCGTGGCGGGTATGTGCTCGCCATTGACGGTTGCGCCTTCCTGGAGCATGCGGCGTATAATCTGTATGACGCGCTGTTCGCTGAGGAAAAATTCTTCACTCGACAATTTTTGGATGGTGTCGTCAAATCGGAGTCTTCGAACTTCTGTCCAGTAATAATAACGCTCGAAGAGCTTCCTGTCTCTCTCGTTTATAAGTTGTTTATCCCGACCTTTTCTCATAAAGGCAAAGATACGAAAAAACCGCATACAAGTCAATCATGTATGCGGTTTTTTTATACCTTTGTTCGATAATTATCCCTTTTTATTGTCGTCGCACATTTTTCGCGCCGTCTTTTCGTCAGGAAGCATCTGCTGAAGCAAGCTCGTCATGCCATACGTGCAGTCGTTCTGAGGGTCGAGCATCTCCTTGTTCAGTATGCCGATGCCTGTTATCAGGTCGTTCATCATAGACAGCCAGTCAGAGAACGGGTACTTTGAGTCTATTTCAATAATGAACCGGTCTTTTTCAAATCTAACCATAGCATCATATTTTTTTCTGTAATCTCTTAGGGAGCAACGTTTCGTTACACCCTTAAAAAATATCATTCCATATTTGCATCCTCAAAGTCGAACGGAAGTTCAAGCTGCTTGTAACGTGTCTTCCAGTCGTAGTATGACTTCATTGCAAGGAAACACTCCTTTGTTATGAAGTTGCGGCCATATATCATCTGGAAGCACTGCGGCATTGCATTCTTGCGGCGTGTCATGCCCGACGACCGTTTGCAACCGAAGCTCTGCATGGCGTCGCCGTAGTTGTACCACGCTCTGTTGGCATATATAACCGGTTCTACGCCGTTTATCGGTTCAGCATATACAGCCTCGCCAAGCATAAGGCGTAAGATGGCATCATCTACATATACTGCAAATTCGGTGTTCAGCCATTGCGCGAAACGTATTGCGATACGTCTGTCGTTACACCATGTACCTGTTGTTCCGGGCGTTCCACCGTGTCTAACTTCCACTAAATCAGCCAAGACGCATTTCTGCACTCTTGCAATTACAGCCAAATACGCCTTTGTTTCATCAGTCCTTAACCAGTCTCTTACACGCTTACCAAAAGCCTGCGCCATCTGTGTAAGATTGATACGTGCATTGTTTCGTAAAATTTCTGCTGCAAATCTCTTGTGGTCAATTTCAACGACCTGAAGGCGTACTGCCTGTTCTGAAATTTTTTTGTCCATAATACTATTGTTTTAATTGAGCATTTGTGTGGATAGTGAAAAAGACGGCACCCACTTCCCGTCGCTCAAAATCCCAATAGTCGGACTCGCCTATGTCATTGTAACAATAGGCACGGGGTTGGATGCCGCGTGTATGCAGTCACTGCAAGGCATAAAAAATGCCCAGATGCGGTGCATTGGACAGCTTACTCTGTCCGACTATTTTGAATTTTGAGCATCGCAAACATACACAATCTTTTTCAATATCCAAGCACG